AAATCCTTCTGGTGCTGCTGGTGGTGGTGGTGGTGGAGGTGTAGGTGGTGGACATTCAAGAAAAGTTATAGTGTTTACTGGTTCTGATTGGGGATTAACAGTAAATTATGTTTCCAATTCTTCTGGTTCTTTTATTACTTCTGGAACTTATACTATTTCAACCATGTCTGCTTTTGTTGGTTCTAATGGTATTGATGGGAATGCTGGTGGTACTGGTGGTTCCGGTGGATCAGCTTCTGGTGGCGATACTAATGTAACAGGAACAGCAGGATCAAACAATGTTGGTCCCACTGGTGGTTCCGGTGGTGGTTGTGATACAGGAGGAACTGATCCCGGTGGTGCTGGCCGTGAAGGTGGTGCTACTGGTGAAAATGGTGTGGGTGGTGATGCTCCCGGTGGTGGTGGTGGTGGGGGCGGAAGAAATAATACTGCTTGTTGTCTTCCTAATGGTACTGGTGGTACTGGTGGTTCTCAGCGAGGTACATTTGCATTCACTTAAACTATGTTAAAAAACAAAGAACTGCCTATTAAAGAAATGAATGTGGTTCAAATAACTCTGGAATATGCAGGAGATAAACTTCCCATGCATACTCATGTTCACGGAAACATTCATATAACAATTCTTTTAAAAGGAAAATTAAGAATTCATGGTCCTGATTTTGAAACCTTTATTTCTGAAGGTGAAGTTTATGATTTTAAGGAAAATGAATACACTCATGAATTGGTCGCTTTGGTAGATAATACTGTCTTCCTAAATATATCTAAGAAGTATCAATCTAATGAAATGACAGAAGAAGAATTGAAACTTATGGAAGAACAAAGAAAGCTTGGAGAAATAAGAAATCAAGAATTTCGTCAAATGCAATTGGATATGATAAAAAGAATAGAAGAAGAAGACAGGGCAAAAGGAATCATTTAAATGTATAAAGTTGTAAGGATTGTTATTGGTAAAGGTGATCAAAAAGTAATCCATGAACATTCTAGTCATTATGATTTTCATGTAGCCAAAAGAGAATGTTTGAAAGAAACAAATAAATTCAAACAGCACTCTTTTGCAGCATTCAAATCTGGAAGAGTGAGTTTTGATGTTATTTCAGAAGAAGAATTGCATGAAATTTTTACATCTGATTCTAGAAGATCATTATCAAGAGGTGTTGAAATTGCTAGATCATATGGCAGACAAGCTGCTGATACTGGTATGGGAGTAATGTCTGGTGCTCTAGCAGGTGCAGGTGCAGGTGCAATTGCAGGAATTCCTGTTGGTGCTCCCGGTCCAGTTGCTGCTGTTGGTGCTGCTGTTGGTGCTATTAAAGGTGGACATTGGTTTTCTGATATAGAACATAATTATAGGAAAGATACAAGAAAAAATTGGAAAATTGATGATCATATTAGAAAAAAATATGGAGTGGACGGTATACATGGTCTAAAACTTTTAGATCAAAAAGAAATTGCTTCAAGATATCCTGTTGGTTCAAAAGTAAAAGTAGATACAGGTGATAATTTTCCTTCAAGAGTAACTGCTAGAGTTATGGGTTGGGATCATTCAAGAGAACACGGGTTATCCCTAAAAGCTGATGGTGATGATCAAGTTTATACTGGGTTTCATTCTCATAGAATCATAGGTCATGGATCAAGATATTTTGATCATGATAAGAGTTATGATGATTATAAATCTTTAAAACCTGAAGTTTTGACATAAGGACTATGAACAATGGTAACACCAACAACAAGGGCTGAATTCAAAGCATATATTCTTAGACGTTTAGGTGCTCCAGTATTAGAAATCAACATTGATGAAGATCAGTTGGATGATCGTATTGATGATGCTCTTAAATATTATGCTGATTATCATTTTGATGGGGTAGAAGAAACTTACTACAAATATCAAGTAACTCCTACAGACGTAACCAACAAATATATAACTCTTCCAGATAATATTTTAGGTGCAGTTGATGTTTTCAATGCTGGTGATCCTTCCATCCGTACAGGTGATCTTTTCAACATCAGATATCAAATTGCTTTGAATGATCTTTACACTCTTACTTCAGTTTCAGTCATTCCTTATTATATGACAAGAATGCATCTTTCTCTTTTGGCTGAAATTCTAGTTGGTAAATATCCTTTAAGATTTAATAGACACAACCATAAACTTTACATTGACACTGATTGGTCTGCAATTTCTGCAGGAAACTATTTGATTGTAAAAGCATATCAAGTTATTGATCCTGACACATATTATGGTATTTGGCAAGATCAATGGTTTAAGAAATATGCTACTGCATTAGTCAAAAAACAATGGGGTGAAAATCTTAAGAAGTTTACTGGAATGACTTTACCCGGAGGTATTCAATTCAATGGTCAAACAATATGGCAAGAAGCTGAAAACGAAATTCAGCAATTAGAACATGAAATGATTCATTCATATTCACTGCCTGTGCATGACCTAGTGGGATAAATATGTCACACTGTGACTTTTAGGAAACAATAATGGGCAAATCTAATTTAAATGTTTACTTCAATAACTTTAATAGTAGCGGTGAGCAAGATTTAATTGAATCGCTCATTATTGAAAGTATTGGTATATACGGCATGGAATGCTACTACTGCCCAAGAACACTTATTAATTATGATAAAGTATATGGAGAAGATTCTATTTCTCAATATTTGTCTTCTTACTATATTCCAATGTACATCAAAAATGTACAGGGGTTTGGTGGAGATGGAGATTTTCTTTCCAAGTTCAATCTTCAAATCAGAGATTCAATGATCTTTACAGTAGCAAGAAGATCATTTGCAGATGAAATTGGATCAGTTGCAAATCTTGACAGACCACAAGAAGGAGATTTGGTTTACTTTCCTTTAAACAACAAAATTTTTGTTATTAAATTTGTTGAGCATGAATCAATTTTTTATCAGATGGGCGCTTTACAGGTTTGGGATTTGTCTTGTGAACTTTGGGAATACTCAAATGAAACTCTTTCTACAGGTATTCAGAAAATTGATCAACTTCAAAAAACATTTGCTTATGATCTAACTTCTTTCTCTATTCTGGCAGAAAATGGTGAAAGAGTATATGCTGAAAGTGGTCACAGCATTGTTTTGGAAGAATATGATTATGATACTCAAGTTGGACAATATCTAAATGAAAACGATAAATTACAAGAAGAAGTTAACACTTTTCTAGACTTTTCAGAAACCAATCCATTTGGTGAGAACGTATAATGCTCACACATCATTTCTATCACTCAACTATAAGGAAATATGTGGTTCTTTTTGGATCAATGTTCAATGATATTTTCATTGATCGTGTAGATTCATCAAACAATGCTGTTACCACAATGAAGGTTCCTATTTCTTATGGACCAAAAGAAAAGTTTCTAGCCAGACTTAATAATGATCCAACTCTATCCAGACCATTTGCTATGGTTCTTCCAAGAATAGCATTTCAAATAGATTCCATGTATTATGATGGTTCCAGAAAATTAACATCAACTAACAAGATTAGGAACACATCAGCAACATCAGAAGATAAATTTAATTACGTTTATAATCCTGTTCCTTATAATTTTAATATCAAATTATATGTGATGGTTAAAAATCAAGAAGATGGTACAAGAATTCTAGAACAGATTCTACCATTCTTTACTCCTGCATGGACTTCTTCAGTTAACTTAATACCATCCATGAATACCTACATGGATATTCCTATAAATCTTGACTCTGTTGAAATGATGGATACTTATGAAAACAATTTTGAAACAAGACGTGCAATCATTTGGACTTTGAACTTCACATTGAAAGGTTATTTGTTTGGTCCAGTTCATGATACTTCAGTAATCAAAAAGGTTATTGTTAATTTCTATACTCCTGTTGACAACTTCTTTACCTTTAAAGGTGATGGTAAACTTATAACAAACTCCAATACCAATATAGTAACAGGTATTCAAACAGATTTCACTGTAAAAAACATGGGTGTTGGTGCAAAGCTTTACTATTCAAATGGTGTTTATATTGGTGCAGTCAATTCTATTCCAAACACTTCAACCTTATATTTGGTTGCCAATTCACCTTCTCATGCTGTTGAGACGGAATATAGATATACACCAAACACTGTTGTAAATGCAGCTAGAGTAGAAAGAATACAAATCACTCCCGGTTTGACTGCAAATGGTCAACCAACAACCAATTCTTCTCTTTCTATAGATTATAATAATATTTCTGCCAATGATAACTATGGATTTATTGTAGAGTTTTTATCTGATGACTAATGATGTAGTGCCTGTTCATAATCAAATTGAAGAAGTAAATGATAAATTAAAAAAACTTCTTAAGTTTGATTCTGATTTTGAAAAGTCAAGAGAAAATATTATGACTGCTATAGAAACAGGTCAAACTGCTTTGAATGAAGTTTCTGTGCTTGCAAGTCAATCAGGAAGCTTTAAAGATTATGAAGCACTTTCTCATCTTATAAAAACTTTAATTGATGCCAACAGAACTCTACTTGATTTGCATCAAATATCTTCAAAAATAGAAAGTGCCACAGGTTTAGGTAAAAAAGATAAAGATGGTGTTGAACAAATTAAAAATTATGGAAACACCAACATCATCATGGTAGGTTCCAGTAAAGATATTTTGTCTTTATTGAACAATAAAAATATCACATTGGAAAATGAAGAATGACCTACAATGGCAATCTAAACCTAAAAAGAACAAATGTCAATCATGAATGGACTGCAGATCAATTAAAAGAATATAAAAAATGTCAAAAATCTGCAAAATATTTTATTGAAACATATGTAAAAATCATTCATGTTGATCATGGATGGGTTAATTTTAATTTAAGACCTTTTCAAAATAGAATGTTAAAATCTATTGTTGAAAATAGATTTACTATTTGTAAAGTACCTAGGCAGCAGGGAAAATCAATTCTTGTTGTAGGTATGCTTTTATGGTATATTCTTTTTCATGAAAACTGTGCTGTTGCACTTTTGGCACAGAAAGGTGAACAGGCTCAAGACTTGTTGTCCCGTTTACAGTTATCATATGAAGCTGTTCCTCATTGGATGCAACAAGGTATCAAGGAATGGAACAAACGTTCTATCATTCTTGAAAATGGATCAAAGATTGTTGCATCATCAACTTCTTCTGGTTCAATCCGTGGTAAATCACAAAACATCATTTATCTTGACGAATTTGCTCACATTCCTGCACATATTCAAGAAGAATTCTTTACTTCAGTTTATCCAACAATTTCATCTGGTGAATCAACCAAACTAATTATCACATCCACTCCACGTGGTTTGGACATGTTCTATAAAATTTGGGTTGATTCAGAAAATGGTAGAAACTCATATAACAGAGTTGAAGCACATTGGTCTGAAATTCCCGGTAGAGATGAAAAGTGGAAACAAGAAACAATCAAGAACACTTCTGAAAGACAGTTCAAACAAGAATTTGAAGTGGAATTCCTTGGTTCTTCTGATACTCTTATTGATGGATCAACTTTGAGAAGACTTGCTCACAATGATCCTATATCTCTTTCTGCACACCTTAAAGTCTACAATAAACCAGAGCAAGGCAAACCTTATGTGGTCACTGTAGACGTTGCTGAAGGCACCAACCATGACTGTTCAGCATTTATTGTGTTTGATATGTCTTCCATTCCTTATACTGTTGCTGCAGTTTACAAAAACAATTTAATATCTCCTTTAGTGTTTCCTCATATCATTGAAGAAGTGGCTAAAAGATATAATGAAGCCTATGTTCTTGTGGAAACAAACAACATAGGACAACAAGTAGCAGATATTCTTTTCAGAGATATTGAATATGAATATGTTTTGATGACTGCACCTTCTGGTAAAAACGGTATTCAGATATCCACAGGATTTGGTTCTGGTGCAAAGGTTGGTGTTAAAACTACAAAACAAACAAAAAGAATTGGATGTTCCAATTTAAAATCTTTGGTTGAAAATGATAAATTATTGGTAAATGATTTTGATATCATCTATGAACTGTCAAGATTTACCCTACAAGCAGGGTCTTATAAAGCAGAAGGTGATGGATATGATGATTTGGCTATGTGTTGTGTCATGTTTGGCTGGTTTCAGCAACAACAATTTGCAAAAGACTTAACAAACACTGATTTAAGAGCAAATCTATATAATAGTAATGCTGATAGTATAGAATCTGATCTTATACCTGTAGGAGAATACAATTCTGGAAAAGACACAAGAGAAACTGATTTGGTAGTAGACTTAGTAAATGATGATTTTGATAAATGGTTCAGAGATGATGTACCTGCATAGGAAAATCTGAAATCAATAAATATAAAGATAATTCTTTTATTTAGTATACTAATCGGAGGTTTTTAAATGGTTTTCCAAGTTTCACCCGGAATTAATGTAAGTGAGTATGACCAACCAACAAGCATTCAGGTTGCATCTACAAGCGTAGGGGGCATTGGTGGTGTTTTTAGATGGGGTCCAGTAAGCAAATTAAAGCTTATTACAACAGAAAATGAATTGGTATCTTTCTACGGAAAACCAACAAATTTTAATGCTGAAACATGGTTTACAGCAGCAAACTTCCTATCTTATGGTTCTTCTTTGCAGGTTTCAAGAGGTGCCAATACCACAGGTAGTTCAAACACTGTAGAAGCAAACACTTTTTCAAACACAACAAGCTTTACTGTAGTAAACTCTGCTGCTGCTGGTGTTGGTCAAACAGCAATTTCTGTTGGTGATCTTGTTTATGGTCCCGGAGTTCCTGTAGGCACAGTTGTCACAGTAGCAAACATTGCAAACGCTACTACCACAAACACAATCTTTACACTTAGTAAAACGGTAACTACCACTAATGGTAGCTTCTTAATTTTCTCATCACCAAATACAGTGTTTACTGCTATTGCCAATAACGGAACATTTACTGGTAAACTTAGCACTTACATTGTAAAAAACGATGAAACATATGATTCTACACAGCAAAACTTTGCTGCAGTAGTTCCTTATGTTGCAAAATATCCCGGTGCTATTGGAAACACATTGAGAATTTCAGTTTGTGATACAGCCAATCAGTACTCAGCAAACATTGATCTTAAAAACTTTTATACGAATACATCAGCCAATGCTACAAATACAGCATTAAGTGTTGGTGTTGGTTCAAATACCCTAACAATCACAGTTGCAAACACATCAGGCGCAAATGATCTTCAGACAACAGGTTTAGCTAATAATATTGCTGCACTATTGGCTGTTGGTGATTATCTCTATGTTGGTAACAGCACAATTGGTTTTCAGTATCTACAAGTCAATTCAACACCAACAGTAGTTACAGGAAACAATGCTGGCACAAATACTGGTATTGCTACTATCACAGTAAATCTTACAAATCAATATGTTCTTTCTGCAAACATCTCAATGACAAACTTTGCAAGATATTGGCAGTATTATAATGTTGTAAGCAAATCACCATCACAGACACAGTATCAAATCAATAACGGTAACACATCTGCAAACGATGAACTTCATGTTGTTGTAGTTGATCGTCTAGGTCTTTTCTCAGGTGTTCCTGAAACAGTTCTTGAAGTCTATGATAGTGTTTCACGTGCAACAGACGCAAAAACAGATACTGGTGCAGATAATTATTATAAAAACGTAATTAACAGAAATTCAAGATTTGTTTGGTGGGGTAATGATAGATCAACAGCAGTTTCAAATACTGCATTGTATTTAACTTCTGGTTCTTCTTCAACACCACTAACACTGAATTTCAATTATGGTGCTGATGGTGCTGGAGAAAGCACAGTTGGCTTTGGTCCAATTGCTTCTTCATATGACCAATTTGCAGATGCTAACTTTGTGGATGTAAATCTACTTCTTGGTGGTAAATCTGTTGGTGGTACTTATGGAGAACAGTCTGGTAACTATATCATTGACAATGTTGCTTCAGTAAGAAGAGATTGTATGGTATTCCTTTCAACACCAGCAAACACTGTTGTTGCAAATTCAGGTGCAACTATTGGTAATGAATATGCTGCAGTGACTACTTGGGGAAATGCTATAAGACGTTCTACCTATGCTTTCTTAACCACAGGTTATAAGTATCAGTATGACAAGTACAATGACATGTATCGTTGGATTCCAGACAATGGTGACATTGCAGGTACTTGTGTAAGAACTGACTATGAACGTGACCCTTGGTGGTCACCTGCTGGTTATAATAGAGGACAAATCAAAAATCTTGTTAAATTGGCTTATAACCCAAAGAAACAGGAAAGAGATATTCTTTATCAGGCATTCATTAATCCTGTAACCACAACTCCCGGTCTAGGAACAGTTCTTTTTGGTGACAAAACCCATTCAATTCTACCATCTTCTTTTGATAGAATTAACGTTAGAAGGTTGTTCATTGTTCTTGAAAAAGCTATTGCAAGCTATGCAAAAACTCTTCTCTTTGAATTCAATGATGATTTCACAAGAGCACAGTTTGTTTCACTTGTAACTCCATTCTTGAGAGATATTCAGGGTAGACGTGGTATTTTTGACTTCAGAGTTGTTTGTGATGAAACAAATAACACTCCTGTTGTTATTGATAGAAACGAGTTTATTGGTGATATCTATGTTAAACCTGCACGTTCAATTAATTATATTCAGCTTAACTTTGTGGCTGTTAGAACAGGTGTTGCCTTTGAAGAAATTGTTGGTCAGTTTTAATGTATAAATACAAAAAGATAATAAATAAAAAGGATTAAAGTAAATGGCTTTTTCAGTCAATGAAATTCGTTCAGGTCTAACTCTAGGTGGCGCTAGACCTACACTATTTAATATTCAATTTGTGAACCCTGCAAATTCTTCAGCAGATATCAAAGTTCCAATTTTATGTCAAGCTGCTTCTTTACCTTCTTCAAATTTTGGACAAATCACAATTCCATATTTTGGTAGAATGGTAAAACTTGCTGGTGATAGATCATTTGAAGCTTGGACAGTTTCAATCATGAATGATGAAGACTTTCTCATAAGAAATGCTCTTGAACAGTGGTGTAACTCAATCAATTCACTTCAGGGTAACTTGAGAGGATATGGTACATCAGCATCTTCAGCTTATAAATCAAATGCTATTGTAACACAGTATGGTAAAACAGGTACTGTTCTTAGACAGTATACGCTAAATGGAATTTTCCCTAGGTCAGTTTCTAACATTGAACTTAATTGGGGTGACGTTGATAGAATTGAACAGTTCTCTGTAACATTTGAATATGATTGGTGGGAAGTTTCTGGTGGTAATACAGGTAATGCAGGTGGTGTGGGTTAAGACTATATACAATGAACTTTAACATGATGAAAAGGGATAATTGATAAATGTCTATGCCGTATACCTATTTAATTGGATGGTCTAAATTAAATATTTTTTATTATGGTGTACGATATGCAAAAAATTGTTCACCAAACGATTTGTGGAATCCTTATAAAACATCTTCTAAGCATGTAAAAACATTTATTGAAAAAAATGGAGAACCTGATATCATTAAAATTAGAAAAACATTTAATGATAAAAATAAAGCTAGGATGTGGGAAGAAAAAGTATTAAAAAAATTAAATGTCACCAATAATGATAAATGGTTAAACAAAATTGTTGGCAATTCTACTTTTGTAAATTTAGGGCATTCAGAAGAAACTAGAAAAATATTATCAGAAAGAAAAATTGGAAAAAGAAGATCACTTTCTTCTTGTAAAAAACAATCAGAAACAATGAAAATATCTCAACTTGGAAGCAAAAACAATTCTTGTAAAAAAATTAGAGTAATAGATAAATTTGGAGATAATGTTTTTGGCTCCATAAGTGAATACTGTGATTTTAGAAAAGATATACCAAAAAAAATGTATATATATGATAGATTTAATGCTTTCAAAAAAAATATTAAACAAAGAACAAACAAAGACATAATTTTAATGGAAAAGGTGATTTAATATGCGACTTTTTGGATTTGAATTAGCCAGAGAAAAGAAACCGGAATTACCTACCTTTGTTGCTCCACAGACAGATGATGGTGCAGTTACTCTAGCAGCAGGTGCCTCTTATGGTCAATATGTTGACCTTGATGGCTCTGTCAGATCAGAAGCAGAATTAATCAACAAATATCGTCAAATGGCAGAACATCCAGAAGTGGAAACTGCCATTGACGATATTATTAATGAAATGATTGTTCTTGAAGATAGTAATGAAATCATTAAAGTTATTCTTGATGGTTTAAAAGAACTTCCTCCAAAAATTAAAGAAGCAGTAACCTCAGAATTTGAAGAAGCTAAAAGACTTCTACAATTTAATTCAAATGCTTATGAAATTGTAAAAAGATGGTATATTGACGGTAGATTATACTTCAATGTAATGATTGATCCAAAAACACCTGAAGCAGGTATTCAGGAATTAAGATATATTGATCCAAGAAAAATCAGAAAAATTAGAGAAATCAAAAAGAAAAGACATCAAGAAACAAACATAGCTGTTATGGATGATCCTTCTCTTGAATATTATATCTATAATGATAAAGGGTTTTTTGTTCCAACATACGGTTCTGTTGCTGCAGGAACATCTTCAGGTATTTCTTCTGGTGTAAGAATTGCCAAAGATACTGTTATTCAGGTAACTTCAGGTCAATCATCAGTTAAAGGAGATATGATTCTATCTTATCTTCATAAAGCAATCAAGCCTTTAAACATGTTGAGAACGATGGAAGATTCACTTGTAATCTATCGTATTTCAAGAGCACCAGAAAGACGTATTTTCTATATTGACGTTGGTAATCTTCCAAAACTTAAAGCTGAACAATATCTCCGTGATGTTATGGCTAAATTTAAAAACAAAGTTGTTTATGATTCATCAACAGGTGAAATCAGAGACGATAGAAAATTCATGACCATGTTGGAAGATTTCTGGCTACCACGTAGAGAAAACGGTAGAGGTACAGAAATCACAACTCTTCCCGGTGGTCAAAATCTAGGTCAGATTGAAGATATCGTATATTTTCAAAAGAAACTTTTCAATTCTTTGAATGTTCCTGTAACAAGATTGGAACCAGAACAAGGTTTTGGTATTGGTAGAGCCACTGAAGTTTCAAGAGATGAAGTAAAATTTTCAAAGTTTGTAAGACGTTTGAGAATGAAGTTCTCAACACTGTTCACAAAAATCATTGGTAAAAATCTTGTTCTTAAAGGTGTCATGACTATTGAACAATGGGAACAGATTGCACAGTACATTAAGTTTCAGTTTGCCAAAGACAATTATTATGATGAATTGAAGAATGCAGAAGTTCTAAACAACAGAATGCAACTTCTTGGAACAGTGCAACCATTTGTTGGAGTTTATTTTTCATCATTATGGGTTAAGAAAAATATTCTTAGACAAGATGATAGTGAAATTGAAGAGATGGAAGAAGAAATGATTGAAGATACTCAGAATCCACTTATACAAAGAGCAAACATGATGAATGGTATGGAACCTGCTGGTGGACCGTTGGCTTCCCAACCAACTCAAATGGGCAAAAAATAAAACAAATAAATAAGAGATGAACCAAACAAAATCAGGAGAACTACTATAATGGTTAGATATATTGACGAAAGAAATGTTGTAGACGCTGCAGACCATGTTGGTGCAGACACAATGCCTATTGATATTGAAACAGAATCTCCTGCTGCACCTAGGGTAAAAAGAAGCAAATTTTCAAGAAATCTTGGAAAACTTGGTTCAAGTTTATATGGTTTAACTGTTGGTCCTGCTGCTTCTCTTGGTAACTCAGCGTTTAAAGGTGCAAGAAAAGATTTTAGACGAATGGGTAAATCCTTTACCAGAGGTGGTAAAGTTGCTGCACAAGGCTCAAAACTAAGATCAAGAGCATGGGATATGAAAGCTAAAGCTGATGACCGTTACAATGCAGCTATTGGTAAATCTAATGCTACTTGGGGCAAAGGAATTCGTAAATCTCTATATGGTAGAGGTAAACAAATATTATCTCCTATCATATCTGAACATGAACTTCTTGAATATGGTATCACAAATTACGATCTTGACAACTATGATTATTTCCTTGTTGAAAAGAAAACAAAGAAATCAAGATTGGGTAAAAAATTAGGTAAAGCATTTGGTGGTGCTGTTGGTGGTGCTGGTGATGCTGTTTTAAATACTTTTAATTCTGCTGGCGATGCTGTAGACAATACTGTTGCAGGTGGCGCAAAAATTGTCAGAAGGGCTAAAAAAGCAGGTTCTAGAGCATTGAAAAGTACTGGTAGAGAACTAAAAAGAACAGGTAAAGCTATTGGTAAAGCTGCTGGTGAACATAGAAAAAACCTTGGAAAAAGCTTTAGACAAGCTGGAAAAAATATTTCTAAATTTGGCAAAAGAACAGCAAAAACCTACAAGAATGTTGAAAAAGCTTTAGACAAAGCTTCAGATAAAGTTCATGATTTTGTTGATGATGCTATGGATGATGCCAGAAAAGAAATTAATGCTATCACTAAAACAGCAACATCAATGAGCAAATCTGCTGCAAGAACAAGACAACTTTCTGGTCTTTCAAAAGAAGACAAAGCCAAAGCTTCTGAAGGTAGAAAAGCACTTGCTGCAAGCAGAAAAGCAAGAAAAGATAATTCAAGAAGCGTTAAAAATGCAGAAAAAGAAAGACAGAGTGAACTTTCTGAATCACTTCTAGCAGAACTTGGTTCACTTTATAATTCAATCAACATGATTCCTCTTGTTGAATCAATCATGAATGGTGAACCAGCATCTACACAGGATATCTTTGGAGATATCATGAATGACAAACTTGCTGCAGCTATTGAAATCTACAGAAACGCTTCTGCAAGTGATCTTTTCAATGGACCATCAGAATTTGATGATGAAGACTATGAAGATGGTTTTGAAGATGCAGAAATAATTGCTGAATGGGTTGATGGTCCTGAAGATGAAGACGATGAAGAAGAAGAGTTTGAATTTGATGAAGATGATTTTGAAGAGGAAGATGAAGAGTAATTGTAAAAACGGATAATTAAAATGTCAAAAAAAGATATTGTAAACATGATTGTGGAAACCTATTCCGCCCATTCAAAGGCGGATCAGGATTTTCTTGATCTTCATGCTCCTATCATCACTACACATTATTCTCCAGATTATCCAGAAATGGATGATATTCTTACAGCAAGACATTTCAACACTTATGTTAGAAGAGAACATGGTAGGAACCATCCTGTAGCTGGTGAAGCTTTCTCAAAAGCCAATCAGACAAGACAAGCTATGTATAATCAGGATCATGGTTACATGCCAGATGAAGATTCTAATTATTCATTTCCTCACCCACATTCTTTGGGAGAAGGTGCTAGATGGAACGCTTTCAAAAAAAGAGCATCTTCTGATTTTGGTAAGCTTAGAAGTGATTATAAAGCTGCTTCTGCCAGAGACAAAGAAGCACATTCAGCAAAGCTTTTAAAACATGGTAAAATTTCTGCTGATAAACATTGGGAAAATACCAGACATGGCACATACCATGCAGCAGATGGTAATCATTATGATTATAAAAGAACTGTAGTTGATGGTCAACATCAGCTACAAATAAGAAAACAAGGATCAAAAAGCAATTCTCATGAAACTGTTCACATCAATAAAGATTGGTCTTCAGAACAAGGAATGAGACACCATAAAGGTCCATCACATATTGAACATCTTTATTCAAGTCCAGAAAATAAACCAAAAGTTGATATGAATGAAATGATTATGCTTAGACCACATCCATATCCTGAATTGATAGATAATTTTCCTCATATAAATCCTTTCAGCAATAAAAGAAAAAAACCATCTCTGAAAACACCATTTTTACCAGATGATGTTCGCAATGCAGTAAAAGCTGTTGCACATCATTTAAAAACTGATGCAAGAATTGTTGCTGAAACTATGGTTGATAGACCTAATACAGGTAATGATTTTCCTATGCAAGGTTCTTCAAAACAGAAACCAAAAGATAATTCTGGTAAAGTTTGGAAACCAAAAGTAACAGATACTACAACAAAACCACCTACTTCTACTCTAAAACCAATGACAGAAGAAAGATTTGTTATCAAGTATGTCCTAAAAGGCACACTTGAAGAAGGCGAAACAAAACCTTGGAGTGATCCAGACAAAGCTGTTGCATATGCTCACAAGATGTTTGCTTCACAACTTTATGAAGAAGTAGAAGTTATTGAAGAATCTGTTTGGAGACATGTTCATGCTGTAACTGGAGCGGCAAAAGGTTTTACTACTGGTCTTGGTAAAGGTATTATTGGTGGTGGTCTTGCTGGTGCTGCTATTGGACTTACGACTGCTAACCCAGTTGGTGGTGCTATTGGTGGTGCTGCACTTGGTGGAATAATTGGTTCTTCACAAGACGCAACAAAAGGTTTCATGAAAGGATATGATAAAGGTCGTGAAATGGATTTTCATAATGCAAAGAAAAAGTATGAAAACAGTAGAGATACATATGGAAAAGATCATCCAGTAACACTGAAACATTTAGACCATATGCGTAAATTATCAGGTTAAAAATAATGACAGAAGATTTATTCAAAAATCCATATAAAACATATTTGTTTGAAAACGATAACCCTTATAATTTACCACAGCTTTCTGATGGTACATATGTTGCGCCTGAAGTATTTAAACAAGGAGCAATAAGAAAACATTATCCCGGTCAAAAAGTATTATTTCATACAATAATACACAATCGTCTCCAGCAACAAAGACGTGCTGAAGCTAGGCAAATGCATGAATCTAATCTTAAAAGTTGGAATATTTCTTTAGAAGAAAATCTAATAACACCATTATCACAATTACCAAACGGTCTTTATGTAGCACCACATATGTCTTTGAGAAAAGGCAATCTTTTAAAAAGAATGATAAACGATAATGGGGATCATGTAGTTTTTGTACATCCTCATATTTACAGACAAATTGCTCAAGACCATTCATTGGCAGAAGCCAGAATAAGAGATTGGAATGGTAGACTTGTTGATACAGATATTGGAGGTTATTATCATCCAGAAACAGGAAATTGGGTTCCTCATAAACCAGCATCTGGTGGTTGGACAAGACATGATTCAGGTATGCGTCCATCACGTTCTCCAGTAAACAAATCAAAATGGACTAAAGCAGCAGACCATTATGGTCCTATTAATAAAGCAGCACATGAAGCCAGAATGGAAGAAGCTAGAAAAAAAGCAGAAGCAAAAGAACTAAAAAGACTTGCTGATGAACAGTTATTAGTTAGAAGACAACAGTTAATTAATAAAAGACAATCTGAAATAGACAATCCAACAGAACCAAAACCAAGAGGCAGACCACCAAAGAATAAAAATACTAAATGGTGGTAGTTATATAAATATATAATAATACAAGTAAGGAATAAAAATGGCTGAAAGTGCAATTTTCAATAATATCTTTGCAAAAACACTTTGTGCAAGGCAACAGGGTGCAGGGACATTAACAGTACAGCTTTCAACAGCAAACGTTTCTGCAGCAGAAACTGTCACTGAAATGTATATTGAAAAAATTGGTTGGTCAGGAAATACCACAATTACCAGAGGTGCCAATACTATTTTCACTTCTGCAACAGGTACAGCAGGGTTTCTAGACCTTTATGGAAACGGTATGACCAACAAAGAATATCCTACCAGAAACGTTGCTATCACAGTTGCTGATGGTGGTTCTGCTTTTGTTTTGATTGGTAAAAGAACATCTTCTAATACGGTTTACTAAGGAAATTAAAATGAAGTTAATCACAGAATTAAATGAAGATGTTCAAGTTCTAGTAGAAGCTAAGGACGGCAAGAAAAAATATTTTATTGAAGGTGTGTTTCTTCAGTCAGGCATTCCTAACAAAAATCATAGAATTTATCCATCAAATATCATGGAAAAAGAAGTTAATCGTTATATCAAAGAAAGTGTTGACAAAAATAAGGCATGGGGTGAACTTAACCATCCTCAAGGTCCACAAATCAATCTAGAAAGAGCCTCCCATCTTATCAAAAGCCTTGTAAGAGAAGGTAAAAATTACATTGGTAGGGCTGAAGTTCTAGATACCAACATGGGTAATATTGTTAAAGGTCTTTTGGAAGCTGGTGGTTCTGTAGGTGTTTCATCAAGAGGATTAGGTTCTCTGAAACCCCTTAATAACGGTATCAATGAAGTCATGGATGATTTTAAGCTTGCTACAGCAGCAGATATTGTTTCTGACCCATCAGCACCTGATGCTTTCGTTAAGGGTATTATGGAAGGTGTGGAATGGTTCTATAATGGCAGTTCTTATGTATCAGAAAAAGTTCATAATATTAAATCAAATTTTCATAGAATGTCCAAAAGACAACTTGAAGAAAATAAACTTATAGCATTCGATAAATTTATGAAAATCATTTCAGAAATTTAAGTAATATAAATATTAAAGAATTAAAGGGAGTTTTATTAAATGTCAATGATTAATGAAGAAGATAACACACCAGCAGCAGCATCACTACATGCAGGTGCTAGACCAGCAGAAGGTATGAATGATTTTGATCCAACAAAATCAGAAATGCTTGCGTATGCTCTACAGGTTATGGGTGGAATGACAAAAGACGATCTTAATGGTTTCCTTGCTTCCATGCAGAACTCACAGCATTATGCAGACTCAATTCCCTCTGGTGCTGCAGCACAGAATCTAGGTTCTATTGCAGCTAAACCATCTGCAGCACTCTCAGAAGAAGATATCACTTCACTTTTTGAAGGTCAAGACATTTCAGAAGAATTTGTGATCATGGCAAAAACCATTATGGAATCAGCCATTGATGCAAGACTTACTTTGGAAGCTGCACATCTTCAGGAACAGTATGAAGAACTTGTAGAACAGGCTTATGAAGAAATTTCAGAAACCATGTCAGACAAAATTGACCAATATCTCAATTATGTTATTTCTGAATGGATGGAAGAAAACAGACTTGTACTTGACCAAGGTGTAAAAACAGAAATCACAGAATCATTTATTGAAGGTATGAAAAATCTATTTTCTGAACACTATGTTGATATTCCAGAAGATCAGGTTGATGCAGTAGAAGAACTTGCAGATAGAATTGAAGATTTGGAAGCAAGGCTTAACGATGCTCTTGAATACAACATGGAACTTGAATCTGGCATTGAAGATGCAGAAAGGGACCATGTTCTAGGGACAGCCATTTCAGACCTTTCAGATGATGAAGCAGAAAAACTTTTGTCTCTTTCAGAAAATCTTGAATATAGAGACGTAGAATCTTTTGCAACATCAGTATCCATTTTGAAAGAACAGATTGAAGCATCTAATTCTTTTAGAAATTCTTCAGTACCAAGACTTTCAAGAAACACAGGTCTTATCACTGAGGATGTATTCCTAACATCAGATGAATACACAAGCAATGAAAGACCATCAAGCGGAAATCCTATCTCTGCTTATGCAAACCATATCGCTAGAACAAGCAAAAAAGTTTAAATTATAAATAACATTAAGTCCTAATAAAATTAAAAAGGAAAAGGGAGTTTTAAAAAATGTATCTTGCAGAACAAGTAATCAATAAGTGGGCACCAATTCTAGACCATGAAGACCTTGAACCAATTCGCGATGCTCATAAAAGAGCAACTGTAGCCACAATTCTGGAAAATACAGAAAAGGCTCTTGGTGAAGCTGGTTCTTATTCTCCAAGATCACTTCTTGAAGATGCTCCAGTTAACCAGACAGGTTCAAACATTTCAAACTTTGATCCAGTTCTAATTTCTTTAGTTAGACGTGCTCTACCAAACCTCATGGCATATGATGTCTGTGGCGTACAGCCAATGACAGGTCCAACAGGACTTATCTTTGCTATGCGTGCAAGATACAGCAACCAGACAGGTGGTGAAGCTTTCTACTCAGAAGCAAACTCAAGTTTTTCAACTCTAACTGCTGGCACTAACACTGCTGGTCAGCAGCAGGTTGGTAATATTCCCGGTAATACTACACAGACCATTAACTTGGCTTCTACCAACACCTATAACTGGGGTTCAGGTATGGCTACAGCTAACGGTGAAGCACTTGGTACTGCTAACTCAACTGGTGGTTATCCTTCTGCACAGAACATTCCAGAAATGGCTTTCTCAATTGAGAAAGTAACTGTTACTGCAAAAACACGTGCTCTCAAAGCTGAATACACACTAGAACTTGCACAGGATTTGAAAGCCATTCATGGTCTTGATGCAGAAACTGAACTCAGCAACATTCTTTCAACAGAAATTCTTGCTGAAATCAACCGTGAAGTCATTCGTACAATCAACTTTACAGCCACACAGGGTGCTACAGAAGGTACAGTAACTGCTGGTGTATTTGACCTTGATACAGACTCAAATGGTCGTTGGTCAGTTGAAAAGTTCAAAGGTCTAATGTTCCAGATTGAACGTGAATGTAACCAGATTTCAAAGGCTACAAGACGTGGTAAAGGCAATATTCTAGTCTGTTCTTCAGACGTTGCTTCAGCACTACAGATGGCAGGTGTTCTTGATTATACACCAGCACTCAACAGCAACAATCTACAGGTTGATGATACTGGTAATACTTTTGCTGGTGTTCTTAATGGTAGAATTAGAGTTTATATTGACCCATATGCTGGTGGTCAGAACTCTGCTTCAGGACAGTACATGACAATTGGTTATAAGGGCGCATCAGCATTTGATGCTGGTCTATTCTATTGCCCATATGTTCCACTCCAGATGGTACGTGCAGTTGATCCCGGTTCATTCCAGCCAAAGATTGGTTTCAAGACACGTTATGGTATGGTAGCCAATCCATTTGCACAGGGTGCTACAGCATCTGCTTCATGGACAGCATCATCTGGTATTGATAAAGATGCAAATGTTTATTATCGCCGCGTAATTATCAGCAACTTATTTTGACAAACCTGTTCTAATATTTATCTTAAAAAGAGACTTACAAGTCTCTTTTTTTGTGCTATATATAGAAGAGATTGAAAAAAAGAAAGGTTCTATCATGGCTATAATTTATAAATTCACATCTCCTTCTGGTAAACATTATATTGGATTGACTTCTTCCACTATGGAAAGACGTTGGAGACAACATGTAACTCTTTACAATAAACTTTCACGTAAAGGTGTTGACTATCGTGGCAATTCAGCCACACCAATTCTATTCTATGCCTTTGATAAGTATAATCCAAACCTATGGGAACGTAAGATTCTTTTTGAAACGGATAATCTTGAGGAAGCAAAATCAAAAGAAATTGAATTTATTGCTGAATACAAAACTACAAATCCAAACTATGGTTACAATGTTCTTGTTGGTGGACAAACAGGTTGGGCAGGTAAAAATCTCTCTGAAAATCATAAAGAAAAACAATCAAAATCACGTATTTCTTGGTATGACACAGAAGAAGGAAAACTTTGGAAAGAACAACTCTCACAACGTTGGTCTAATACAGAAAACAATCCATCAACACTGCGTATTGGTCAGCCCGGATTTGCTCATACAGAAGAAAGTAAAGCTAAAATTTCTGCTGCCAATAAAGGTAGAAATTTAGGTGTATCAAGAGATTTTACTGAAGAACATTGTAAAAATATTTCTAAAGCCAAAAAAGGTAAAAAGCTTTCTCCAGAACATAAAGAAAAGGTTGTAAATGCTCTTGTTGGAAGAAAACAACCAAAATCACAAAAACAAAAAGTAGCAGATGCCAATTCTATGGATTGGTTGGTCACAACTCCTGATGGTAAAGAAATAAAAATAACAAACCTTAGACAGTTCTGTAAAGAAAACAATCTTTCTCAAGGAAGTTTAACTACTTATGGAAAATCAAAAGGTTTCAAAGTTCAAAAGCTTGAAATATAAATATTAAATAAACAAAAAATAGAGATAAAGTCATGAAAACCTTTAAAGAATTATTAAATGAAATGATTATAAAAGATTTTCCTCCACATTTTCGTGAAAGACCAATTATAGGACCAAGACCAAGATTTCCTCATGATGGACCCCATTGCCCACATCCTGATTGTCCTCATGAAAAAGATCATTGGTTTTTAGACCCTAGAAGGCCAATAATACCATATAACACGTATAAAAATAAACTTGAAGAATCATCTTCCCATGATGAGATTGTTGATAATTTAACTGGTGGCTCTATTGATGATGGAATAACTGGTCATGGATTTAGACAAGCTTTAAAAGCAGGATATTCAAAAGATAAAATTATTGATATTTTGAAGAAAGGTTGGGGTCATGGTGAGGAACGTTTTAGACGTGGCGGAACTGCACATGAAGTATATGATTATTTGGATAGAGATGAAAGACCCATTAAAAGTATGTTTGGTGGTCAATATCTTAAAAGAAGTTTAAATATTGGTATTAGAACTCGTAAATTAAACCCTGAAGATCATTTACCAGATCATCATTTACAAACTGAAAAAGAATGGAAACAAAAATATGACAAAGAATATGGTAGCTAAATAAAATTGGGTCTAACCCACGAAGGTCTACAAAGAGGCCGCGCTTAACAAACTTTTTGAGGAGGTTTCACGTGAAACCTCCTCTTTTCATTATTGCTTCAGATCAATATCATATGGTTTATTTTTATTTTCATCTGGTTCAATTGTAACCACAACTTGACCGTATTGATATTTGGCATTAATTTCACTCTTATCTATCTGATCATATGTTGAAATATAGCCAAAAACTCTGTTTTCAGGAACAAGAACTATAAGAATCTTTCGTTCTTTATTTGAAATTTTAATATTTACAGGAGAAATGCCCGGCAAATTAAATATATAAGTCTTTTTTCCTGATGTATGACTATGCTTTGCAGGAACAAAAACTTCCTTCTTTGGAGTAAGATCAATAACTCCCTTAAAAATATCTGCAAGTTTCATAACCGTCTCCGTTTTATAATTAACCACAAAATGAGGATATACCTCTTTAGAGAATGTATCAACTAAAAAAAGTTTAATGATAAGGATAGATAAATAATTAAATGATTTGAACAAGGAGATATTTATGACTAAAGACCCTAAGTGGATTGAATTAGCCAAAAAAGAAGTTGGAACAAAAGAAGGTGTTGGTTCAGCAAACAACCCTAAAGTAGTTTCATACTGGAAAGATGCTCAACTATCATGGATTACAGATGATGCAACTCCTTGGTGTGCAGGATTTGTTAATGCTATGTTGGAACGTGCAGGTATCAAAGGTACACGTAAAGCCAATGCCAGAAGCTTTCTGACTTGGGGTATCAATGTAACCAATGGTTTCAGGTCTACCCCTTACTATGGCTCTATTGTAGTGTTTTCACGACCACCTTCCCTTTGGAATGGTCATGTAGGCTTTCTGATAGCACATGACAAGAATAACGTTTTGGTCATTGGTGGAAATCAGGGAGATAAAGTTTCCTATGCAGTATTTCCAAAATCAAGAGTCATTGGTGTGAGATATCCAACTCTACCAACTAATGACATGCTTCTACAAGAAGTTTCCAATTTAAATGGTTATAAACCATCACCTTCTGAGGCTTAAGTGAATGTTAAAAACTTTTATAGATTATTATAGAGATTTACGTGATGAACACCAATCTAGAAAAAAAACTAGACAATTTGAAAAAGATAAACAAAATTATTCACATGTTTATGATAAAGCTATGACAACATATAGACAATACAAAAATAAAAAAACTTCTCCTCACGAAAAGGAAAGTTTAGTGAGAGTATTACAACACCATCAATCAGAATTGAAAAGAATGGGAAGTTTACACCATCCAGATATAAAAATTAAAGATCATTATGGTTTCATTCATAATGAAGGAAGAAAATCTCCTTTAAAATATTGGAACATCAACAAATTACATAGATTTTCAAAAGAATTTTCTTATTCATATCCTGAAATGGAAAAACTTTCACATGAAAAAGGTGGTGATCTTCCTGAAGAATTTTATTCAAACAGTTTCGTTTTACATCCCTCTGATAGAAAACTTATTAAAAATGAAATAGATAGGAGAGAG